ACACAAAGTACTCAACGCTTATCTTCAGTCTTCTTAGATATTGGAAATTCAGTAATGGGTAGACGTCTACTTGGTGTAGCTACAATCTTACCTTCTATGTTTCTTTCCAACTCTATAAACTCTTGAAAGTATTCCTTCTCTTCAATTCTTTTAATCTGAGCGCTAATGAGATTAAGCGGAAATATAGACTGCTTTCTGTAAGCAAATGCTTCTGCAATATTTGTAGGCTTCTGAGATATACGAAGCTGGTATTGTTCTGGAGGAAGTTCTTTCTTCCATCTTATTCTCTCTTCAAGAATAGCTTCTAAAGCTTCTTCTACTTTTGAGTTACCCCAAGCATCAATAAACGGTGGCATGGACCACTGCTCTGGTATAAATAATCCAGATCTTCCTATTGTACCATCAGCATCAAGAAGATCAGTTTCAACAGAATAAATATCATTTATGTCAGGGTTCATGATCATCTGCTTCAATGGATCACACTGATCCAAATCACCGACAGATCCAGCTGCTATAAACATACCAGTAGTCATCATACCTGATTGCATGGCAGGTCTAATATACTCGTATGTCTTGTCCATCTTGGGTGCAATACCAGCCTCTTCATGAAAGAAGTAAGTACATGGACCACCTACACCAGTTGTTGCGTCTTTTTCAAAAGACATGCCTTGGATCTTAGAGTTAAGACCTCTTGTGGTGTTTCTGTTGTTTACACGCACTTGAATCTTCTGCTCCCAAATAAGAACCTTATCTGGTGAACATGGTCTGTACCAAGCAGTATGCTCATTTAGAAAGTTTCTGTATTCATCAAGAAACTTCCAGCTACCCTTATCGTTAATGTAGTCTTTTAGTGCAGCACCTATCTTTAGAATAGAACCCTCTTCAAACCAAAACTGGTTAAGAAGCTTGGCCATATGAAAGTAAGAAGATGCTATCTGACGTTTCTTAAGAATAGCAACGTGTTTACTAGATAGTTCCGCAAGCAGCTCATAAAGAGCCATGTGATATTGAGCATCACGAACTTTAGCAAAACCATACTTCCTTTCTTCTTTATCAAAGATTGGCAGGAAGTTCAACCACATGTAGTAATCTCTAGTAAGGTAAAAGGAATTACCATTAGGACTATGGTATATAACACCACTCCTGCAACGTTTCTTCTGCTCTTCCCAGTAGTTTATAAAGTCCTTTGACTTAAAGGGTGCTATACAGTATAGACCATCTTTATTAAACCTTGTGGATTCCTCTGTAAACTTAAGAGATGTTTCATCGAAGTTATACTTACCTGGTTCTTTGAATAGAGATAATATAAAATCTCTGAACTCATCCTGTGTATCAAACACAGTATTAGTCCAGGACTCATCTTTCCAGGTAGATACTTCTATAAAACTCATATTGTCTTAAGATACTCTTCCACTTTTGAAGGATCTCCTTCGCATTTAATAATAATACTTACCAATGTGCTGATATTCTGAGACTTAAAGTCTGGATACTGCTTTTCAGCAGAACCAAAATAACCAGCAAGTTCTTCCCTTATGAATGCATGCCAGCATCCATCATAGGGATTAAAGTGGAATAACCACCCATAAAGTGATAGGTTGTTTTGTTTAGCCATTACATTTGATCATAAGAAAGTCCTTGACCACCGCGAACAGAACTTTTCTGCTCATCTACGAGGTCATTATAGGCACCTTTAAACGAGTTTCTAATTTGCTCAAACTTAGCAGCAGCGTTTACAATAGAGTTGATGTTACCATCTCTACCATGTTCGATTGGTGTCTGCTCCATGTATTTAGCAAGTCTATCTAACATACTAGCAATACCCTTATACGCTCTATAAGTTGGTGTCTCATAAAGCTTGTGACACTTTTGTATTGCATTTATAATCAGCTCGTCCTCTAGAGAAAACTCACAACCTACCTCATTATAGATAAGTTCTTCTTTCTCATTATCTGGTACATTGAAAAACGGATTAATGTCTGGATTAGGACACGTCATATAGAAGAGATAGGTAAATATACTCATATGATCTTCTGGATACTCGTCCATTATGTCCTTTAAAAAGCTTAGTGCATAGCAGTGTTCTGTTGGAACAACCTTACCATTATGCACATCGAATAGTTTTACTAGCATTACTTATTATTTTGAATCCAGTGGATTAGAGCTATGACCTCATCTTTAAGATACGGCATATCATATACGACAACGTCTTGTACTACAGGTTCACCGTTAAGTCTACTAGTAATAGGATATCCGTTGCTATCAGTTCCAGCTTGCTCAAAAAGAACATGATGCAATGATAGGTTTCCAGGTTTTAATTTAGGATTATGTCTGAGAATAATGTACATGTATACTGAAAGCTGCAGGTTGTAGTGGTTGTAGTTGCAGTCATCCAAGTGACTAAGCGGAGCATCCATTTTTTGAGAAATACCCTCATAGTTCTTGAAAGATTCAGTCTTGATTTCTTTGTTGGTTTTGTAATCAATAATGTTAACTACTCCATCAACAACCTCTACATAGTCAGATTGACCACATAGACCTGCAGACTTCAGATATACAAAGTGTTCGGGATATACACCATCAGTGAGCTTTTGGTTAGGAGCAATCTTAAAACCCTCTTCATTGATAACCGGTCTGTAAATAGGCACCTCAATACCATTTCTACCAATAGAGTCTAGCTCTAATAGATCTGCTTCTCTCTGATTATGATACCAGTTGCCTAGAGTAGTTGCTCTGTCTCCTTCTGCTTTCCAAGCATCTAGTATGTCCTGTTTGGTCATACCATACCACTTGGAGCGTTTGTTTTTTGCAACTCTTTCAGCTGTTGCATCCGCGTCAAACTTCTGTTTGAACTTTCCTATAAAGGAAGTAACACTAGTCCATTGGATATTTTCTTCCCCAATGCTAACGTAGCTGTGATCTTGTTCTTTAAATAGTACTGACATATCTTACTTTATTCGTTAAGTCCAAGTTTATCATTGAGGATATCCTCCTCTTGCTCAGACATCATTGCTTTCCATTTCCCAGCAGGGCATTCAGAAGACATTGAACGAGTCTTAAAGTGTAGACTACAACCACATAATGAACAGCAAGGTTGTGTACCAGGAGCTAGACAGTCTTTACCGTCTCTATCTATATCAGTACAACTATTGCATATCTCAATGCGTGACAACGCAACAGATTCAACGTCCTCTTTCTTAAATACAGAGTTCAAGATCCCCTCAAGGATCTGACCCTTATTCTTCCATACTTCTATCAGACTCTTCATTTCTAGATAGTTTTATGTTTTGTCTTCTTTCCCTCTCTTCTTCAAGCATTTGGGAAAGGTTATTAAGCTTTGTAAGCTTATCTGTAGCATATGCATATTTTGCATAATGCTTAAACTCTGTAGGATCAGAACTTTCTAAAATTCTTTGAGCGTCTTCTAACTCTCCTTTTATCCTACGTTGTCGGATCTTAAATGTTCCAAGATTAAGAACCTTTATGGAATGGTGTCTCAAGTCGGATAGCCCTACTCTAACACGATTCCAGTAAAAGTTCATCACCTCTTTTACTGTTTCCTCATGAACTCCAAGCTCATTGGCAACTTTCTTTGAAAACTCATTTGACTTCTTAGGATTCAAGACTTACAAATTTGTATTCTAAAAGAACATTACCATCACACTGAATCTGGATGTCAGGGTTTAACCTGATAGTCTTTCTATTAGTCCCTTCTTTAATCACAAGACGCTTTTTTTCTGCTTTTGTTATAGCATTGCGTGCTGATTGTGGACTTTTAAAAATCAATCTATCACTTACGTTCAGACAGAACTCCGTCAACTCCTGTTCACCAGCTTCAGCTAAAAGAGCAAGACTGTCCAGATCTGCTTCTGAGATCTGAACGTTGTTAAAGAAACAATGCGTAAGTATCTGGTACTTAATTAAAGTACCTCTTGAAACTTTTGCTTTGTGTTCTATTCTCTTTACTAAAGCCATTGGTAGGAATTATGAGCGCTTTAAGGTCTTTTTGGGCGCTGGTTCGTCTTCTTCTTCATTTTCAGGCGCTGGTGCCATCAGTTGTGCAATACGCATCTGTGCAACAAGGCGCTGTAAACGGACTTCTTCAATCTCTGTAATCAGCTTTTCATACTCAAGCTGCACCTTTAAACTCTTAGAGGACTCTTTGTAAAAGTTGATTAACTCTTGCTTCTGTGCAGCAATCTCTTCGGCAGTCATTTCCTCCTGCTCGAATTGGTTTTCAGTGTTATCTGACATGATGTTAAACTTTGGTTTATAATCAAATATACGTCAAAAGTTTAAACATTCAAAATTTATGTTTATATTAGTCGGGTAATTCATTATGCATAGGATGCAACTTATAACTACACACCCAATCAAGAAGTCTGATCTTGGATTCCACGCTAACCTATTTGGTGGCAAGCTTTTAGCTTGGCTAGACGCAGCTGCAGCAGCATATGCCATGGAGGTTTGCGATACACCAAGAATGGTTACTGTAATGATAGATAAGTGTGTGTTCAAAAGACCGGCTAAAGAAGGTCAGCTGATTAAGATCTATGCTGAGGTTGTACATGTGGGCAATACTAGTATCACAATGTACATGGAAGCTAGGGCTCATAACGTGTATAGTGGTAGCCAAGTAGTTATCCTACATACTAATATTCGCTTTGTAAGAATCGATGAGATGGGTGATCCTGTACCCATTCCAGATAGAGTTAAAATGAAGTATAAAACCGACATTAATGAAGAAAATCCTGCTTAATGCATGAAAAAGACATCATACCA